AAGTAAAAATTAAAGTAGATAACAAAACAATAACTATGCCAAATAAAGATGTTAGGCCTGTTGGTGGTAGAATTGCGATGAAAAACTTTGATGACCGTTTTTTTGCTATACCAAAAGCAAATACTTTTAGAGGCATTATATATAATTCTTTTATTCGTAATAAAAACATATCTGACCCATTAGAAATCTATCAAGTTAACGCAAGAGTAGAGCAAACTATAAGAAATATAGTAAGAGATGCACAGAATATTGATATGGACGGAGATACTATGCATCATTTTAGTTTAGATGCAAAAAAGACAATCGCTGCAGAAAATGCTCTGCATCATAGAACTATACCAGCAACTGACAAAGAACTAATGCCGTTTTTAGTAAATGATATAAATTATTTACTAAGAGCGTACTCAGAGCGTATGCATAAAAGAATAGAAATGGCTAGAAAGTTTGGCGATCCAACTGCAGAAAATAAATTATGGAATATAGAAATGGATATGTTGGAGTTTGAATATAAAGGTAATGGTGATTTTGCTGAAATTACTAAACAAATTAATCATCTAACAGATAGCCGAGATAAAGTATATAATTTATTTAATACTTCTGACCCAGAAAGTTTCTTTAAATCAAGACTACCAGCTACACTTAGAAATTTTGCAAGTACAGCAATGATGGGTAAGGTGTTTTTTGCATCTATTGTAGACTTTGCTCGTATCCCAATGGTGCATGGTTTTGCTAATACATTTAGATATCTAAACAGTAAACATTTGTTTGCAGCAGACAAAGAACAATTTAATAAACAGATAGCAGAAAATAAATGGCTTGGAGATGTTTATGATGTGGTGATGAATAATACTACATTTAGACATATGGCTGGTAATGAACAAAGAGTAGGGCGTGGTACATCAGCCTTTGATAGATTTTTTGATAAAAGAATTATGAAACCAATGGAGGCAGTACAAGCACCTTTTTATCATATGAACTTATTATCTGCCTGGACTCATAAAATGAAAGAAATGAGTCAACATATATCTACACATAGATTTTTAGAGGATTGTGAAAAAGTTGCAAAAGGTACAGCATCAGACTTTGATATCAGTAGACTTGCTGAGTATGGTATTTCTAAACAAGAAGCACGAGCAATCGGTAGATTACCATTACATAGAACCACCAATGGTATGATTTATACTAAACAGAAAGAATGGGCTGCTACTAAAAATGGTATGGAGCTTGGCGATAAGTTACGCTTTGCTACTTTCCAAGATGTACAAAGAACTATTATTACACCAAGCCTTGCTGATAAACCAAATATGATGTTTGGTGTAATAAGAATTAATGATGAAGGTTTGGCAGAGGCTTTTGATAATGATGTATTTAAGTTTTTAGGTGGCTTTGAAAAAACTAAATATGGCGGTAAATTTAACAATGGTTTCTTAGCATTACCATTTCAATTCTATGCCTGGTCATTTGCAGCAAATAGAAGATTAATGTTGTCAGGCCTATCAGGTAGAGAAATGAATGTAATGTCAGGTGTAATTACTATGATTGGTTTTGCTGCTATGGGAGATTATTTAAAAAATCCTATTTACTATCAACATAAATCAGCAGAAGAAAGAATATATAGAGCAATAGAAATGTCAGGTGTAACAGGTTTAATTGGTGATATTAACTTTGCAACAGAGGTTGTATCAGAAGGAATGTTTGATAGTCCTATGGGTGTAAGGCCAATGCTTGGTATACCTGGAAGATTTGGCGAAGCAAATATTGCAGATGCAACAGGTGAATTTATTGGGCCAGCTCCTGGAATGTTGGCTGATATTATACATGCATTAGGCACAGATGCGCCATTTGATGAAAAAGCCCAGACATTTAGGCGTTTAATTCCTTTTAATAATTTGATATGGTTTGATGATATATTTAAGAGAATATATAATCAGGGAGTAGATATACTAAGATGACAATAGCAACAGCAAAAAACACGCCTAGAAATACCTATACCGCTACAGGTGGGCAAACAGTATTTACAATAGGCTTTGAGTTCTTTAATACATCAGATATTAAAGTTTTTAGAAATGGTACAGCATTAACATACAATGCCTCACCAAGTAGTGTGGCGCAGTTTAGTGTGCAAGGAACAGCTAGTGCTAGTGATAGTGCTTATGAGTTTGGAGCAGGTGGCACAATTACACTAGGTGGAGGTGCTACAGCAGATGACAGTATAGTTATTGTCCGAGACATTACTGTAGAAAGAACAACAGATTTTACTCCTGCTGCATCATTTGATGTAACTGCATTAAACACTCAGCTTGATACCTTGATGGCTATGATGGCAGAGAGAAATGAAGAAAACACAAGGTCATTAAGATTGCCATTAGCAGAAACTACAACAGTATTTGATATGCAGTTGCCTGTTAAAGCAACCAGGGCAAATAAAGTATTAGAGTTTGATTCTAATGGAGACCCAGCATGTTTAGTTACATCAACTAATATAGCTACGCTTGGGAACTTAACAAGTGAATTATCAACCTTAGCAGCGATATCTACTGATATAAGTACAGTCGCAGGAATTCAAGCTAATGTTACAACTGTTGCAGGAATAGCAGCAAATGTAACGAGTGTTGCAGCCAAAGCCAGTTTTATTACCGCTGATTTTGTAGCTGATTTAAATACATTGGCAACTACAGATATAGTCGCTGATTTAAACACATTAGCGACAAGTGATATTGTTACTGATTTAAATTTATTAGCAACAACAGATAATGTAAATAATATGGCTGCACTCGCAGCATCAGGTGTTATAACAAATATAGGTACTGTTGCTGGAATAGCTGCTAATGTAACAACTGTTGCTGGTATATCCGCAAATGTTACTACGGTAGCTGGTATTCAAGCCAATGTTACAACGGTAGCAGGAATCCAGGCAAATGTTACAACTGTTGCTGGAATAGATAGCGAAGTAACAACTGTTGCTGGTATTAGTTCTAATGTTTCAACGGTGGCAGGAGCAGTAAGTAATATTAATACTGTTGCTGGTAGTATTTCTAATGTAAATACAGTAGCTTCAAGTATAGCTGATGTAAATACATTTGCTGTTCGTTATAGAATTGGTAGCTCAGATCCGTCATCATCATTAGACGAAGGAGATTTATTCTATAACAGTACAGATAATGTTCTTAAATTTTATAATGGTAGTGCCTGGGTAAATATAGAGGCAATTAGTGCTTCTGCAATACAATCAGCAGGCGCATTAATGGATAGTGAATGTGCATCTTTAGCCGATGTAAAAGCACTTAACCAAAGTTTGACAACAAGTGCGAGTCCTACTTTTGCAACTTTAAATATTACAACTATAGATTTTGGAGACTGGACAATTACTGAATCATCAGGAGTTTTATATTTTGCTACTGGTGGTACAAACAAAATGAAACTAGATGCTTCTGGAAATCTTACAGTTGTAGGTAATATAACAGCTTATGGAACAATGTAATGCCTTTACAATCATCAGGTGCAATTAGTTTAAATGATATTCAAACCGAATTTGGCGGTAGTAATCCAATTTCTTTGTCTGAATATTATGCAGGTGGCAGTTTTGTAGCAGCTGGTACAACAGGAGATGGAGGCGCAATCCCTTCTTCTGGTGCAATATCCATTGGCGATTTTTATGGTGCAGCAGCTCGTGTTAGTGTTGCGCTTACTATTTCAGGAACTACACAAAACTACAATATTTATGCTAACAGAGGTGGCACATATTCTGCTGGAAAAACAGATGTAGTGCTTACTGTTCAAGCTATTGTTGGTTCTGCTGGTACTGGTCAATATGCGATTGATACAGGTAATCAATGGGCATCAGGAGATACTGTAAAAATTATTAACAACAGTCAAATTGTTGGCTGTGGTGGTGCAGGTGGTACTGGTGCTGCTGGACAAATGAATGGTGCTGCAAGTACAGCAGGTGGTAATGGTGCTGCTGGAGGTTCTGCTATAAATTTAGGTTTTGATACTACTATTCAAAATAATGGTGGCTTCATTAGAGGTGCTGGTGGAGGTGGAGGCGGAAGTAGTAACGCATCATTTGCAACATCAATGAAAAGCGGATCTACTTTTCAATCTCTTTCAGGTGCTGGCGGTGGTGGTGGAGCTGGTCAAAATGGTGGTGCTGGAGGTAGTGCAGGAGCAACAGGTAGTGCTGGTGGGCAAAATCTAGCTGGAAATGGAGGACAAGCTGGTAGTATAAGTGGTGCAGGTTCTGGAGGTGGTGCTAGTACAGTAATGTCAACTGCATCAAATGGAGGAGGCGGCCAAGGTGGTGGCTTTGGTGCAGCAGGACAAAATGGTGGTGTTGGTCAAGCCAATACAGATAGTGGAGGAAAATCAAACGCAGCATCTGGTTCAGGAGGAACTGGAGGTGCAGCTGGAAAAGCTATTAATTTAGGTGGTAATTCATTAACATGGGAAGATGGTAATAGTAATGTTCAAGGAGCAGTATCGTGAGTAAACCAATTTTATTTAGAACTTGGGTGCAAAATAAGAAAGTAGTACACAGAAATTATTTTGCTGGTTCAGAAGATTCTGAAACAGTTAAAGTAAAAAATGAAATACTTAAAAAATTTCCTGGCGAAGAATATCCTTATCCGATGCAAGTATGGGGTGTCAAAATGGACGGCAATAAATATAGTGTACATGTATGTAGCCCTACACCAGAACATAAAGAGAGCAGCAAAGTACAAAATAGTTTGTTATTAAACAAAGACTTTATAAAATATTTTTATGATATGGATACAGGTGTAAAAACTATAGAAGTAGTTTATAAAGATGGAGCAGTATTACCAGTTGTAAGTGTGCCTAGTAATTTAACAGTAAGATACATTACTGATATGTGTAACTCTGATTTTGAATTACAGCAAACACAAGCAATTTATGTGCATGGTACAGTAGAAGATATGTATACCTGGGCTGAATCATTGAAAGCAGACATTGTTATGCCTATCTCAAAAGATAAAAAACTATCACACAATGATGATTTATTTAAGTTTCAATTTAACAACAATAAAGAATTAGTAGAAGTTACTGGTTGTTTTCATTTAGAAAGATATCAAGTGTATGGTAATAACCAAGAAGTATATACTGAATTTACTGCAGATTATGCTGATGAATTGACAAACCTTAGTGATACAGAAATAGTTGTAGCTAATACTGATAATCATGGTAATCGTATAGCAGCAAATGTTAATAAAGCAGAGATAAAAGAATATATTAAAGTTCCTAAGTCAGATGGATCAGGTGGTTATGATACAGTTCTTCTCAAAGATTTATAAAAAATTAAACATAGGATATGGCAGTTGTCATGTAACAGGAGTAAATGGCATTAGATATATTTCAAGGTGGGGTATATGGTCAACACCTTTAACTATATTGTTTTCTAAGATACACCCTGTTTCATCTACCGTAGAAGCTATCCCTGGCACTAAAGATAATGCAAGTGTAATTTATCACTCACACCCTTTTAGTTTTGCATCGCTAATATTGAAAGGT